CGCATCTTGAGATACGCACGGACCATACGGTCCACGGAAATTTTGGGGGAGGCTTCGCTCTCGGTACTCTCAACCGCGTCGTTCATCTCGTTCTCCTGTTGTTGGAATCTGGATTCTAGTGTCGTTTTGTGGGCTAGTCTAGTAGCCTCTTGTAAAGGTCAACTATTTGTGTGTGAACATCTCCTTTGTTATCTAACATCTTGTACACGTGGCGTTCGGCGTTGGAGCCTTGCAGTCGCACAACCGTTGTGGGGTGGCGTTGCCCTGCCCGGTGTACCCGTGCGTTCGCCTGTGCGTAGATCTCCAATGAACTCGTCGGCCCCCACCACACCACCGTGTCGGCTGCAGTCAGTGTGACTCCGTGCGCTGCAGCTTGGGGCTGAATCACTAGGATACGCGGGTTTGGTGTTTCTTGGAAGTGTTTGAAGATGTCGGTGCGCTTGGCAGCGGACACGTCCCCACTGATTACCTCGACTGTGTAGCCGTCGTCGGTGAGCTTCTGTGCGATAACTTCTATGGAGTTGCGGAACGGTACGAAGATCAGCACCTTCTTCGCGGCTTCTTCGATGACTTCAAGCAACACGTGATATCGGTTCTTGATGTCGAACGTAACGGTGTCCCCCGTATCCGAGTAGACCGCCCCGCATGACAGTTGCAGTAGCTTGTTGAGGTTGACTGCAGCGTTGACCGACGTGATCTCCTCGCCCGCCGCCTCAATGATCATCTTCTTCTTGAGCAGCTTGTAGTACTGCTCCTGCTGCTTGGTCAGTGCTACGTGGCGATCCACGTAAGTCATCTCCGGGAGATCCAAGCACTCGTCTTTGGTGAACCGGATCGCTGGCTGCAGTACGCTGAACACCGTCTTCGTTGCGGTCGGCTTGGGTGTCCACTTGAACTGGGTCGCCTTGAACATCACCATGTCCCGGAACCCGGAGAAGAACTTAGGTACGCTGAGCGGGTTGACTAACTTAGCCAAGCCATACGCATCTACGGGGGACTGCGCGGCAGGTGTGCCGGTCAACATCCACAGCCATGTGTCTGCTTTGAGTAGTTGGTTCAGCACCTTCCACCGTCTGGTCTGCACGTTCTTGTATGCGTTGGCTTCGTCGATAACCACAAGGTCGAACCCGCCTGCTGCAACGTCCTCGGCAATGATCTCCAACCCATCGAAGTTGACGATCACGAACTCGGCTTGGCTTGCTATAACTTCCTTGCGCTTGATCGCTGACCCGTAGGCCACATCTACAGACCTGTGCATTGCGAACTTGAACAGGTCCGAGCGCCACGCCGAATCCATGATCGACAGCGGGCACACCACGAGGACGCGCCGCACGCGCCCCTTACGCATCAAGTAGTCCGCAGCCCAGATGACGCTGCCGGTCTTGCCGGTGCCCTGCTCGTTGAGGCAGAACGCCCGCTTGTTCAGTGTCAGGAACGCTGCCGTTGTCTTCTGGTGTTCGAACGGGGCGTGCAGCCCAGGCCAGTTGTATTCTTTGTAGATGGGGGAAGGGACGTTCTTGATCTTCAGGTTCTTCAGCACCTGCGTCTCGTCCAGCCCCCAGTGCACGGCCACCTGATTAGCGCCAACCAGTTTGCTCTTGGGTATGACCGAGGTGACCTTGGTCGGATCACGCAGTGTCAAAAGCAGTGCTTTGTTATCAATTATTTGCATGGTGTGTCGTCTCGTTGCAATGGCAAAACAGGCAGAACAGGGTTAGCTGTTCTGCCGTCTGCGTTGTCGGTTCCCGGGGGGAGAAAGGATTTCCCGTGCCGACTGGTGTAGTTAACTGGCCACTGAGCCACCCCCACCCCCACCTTACAGGGGTCTCTACGAGAGAGACAAGATCAATGTAGCGCTGTCGCGCCACGAAGTCAACCGGATTTTTCCCCTTTTTTATGCAAGTTCCTGCTACGGTTTACCGCAGGGGATTCCAACTTGTATCCATCTGAGTTGGTGCCGCCCCGTGCCAGAGCCTTCACGTGGGAAACATCTTTACCCTTACGGTTCACACCCTTCTTGTCCAGAGTCCGACGCGCACGCTGTCGCTCCATGCGGTCGTCGTGTTCACCACGCTGCTGCTGCATCTCGTACTCGTGCTTGTACGGGCGGGGGGACTTGGTGTAGGGCATGTCAGTTCCTTCCGTTGTGTGGGCATGACGTCACCACGCAATGCTTTCGGCACAGTCCGCTGGGTTTTGGATTCCATACGTCATGCGCGATAGCAAATTTTAGCTTGTCGTGCTTGTCTACCCACTTCTTCCACAGCACATCTTGTTGTGCTGAGTCACACTTGCTTTTCACGAACGCGTTACACACCACGAACAACAGGCCAGAACGCACCTTCTTGATCTCGGGGAAGTGCTTGAACACGCACAGCGCCATCAACTCCAGTTGATCCGGGTCCGCATACTTCGCGGACTTGCCGGTCTTGTAGTCAATGATGCGGGCTTCACCGGCCTCACGGTCTAGGATCAACAGGTCTGCAATCCCACGGAACCAGACGTTCGGGTCGTTGAACGCACAGGGCTGCAGGTCTTCGGTGACACCCATCTCGTACTCGCACAGCTTCTCGCCCTTGATCTGCCGGATGTTGTCCAGCGCCCCCTTGACGAACGTGAAGTACGCGGGCAGCGGCGTGTTGTCCTTGATGTAGAACTCCGCTGCCTCATGGAACCGCGTGCCATACAGCATCGCCTCGGACTCGGGCTCCTGAAAATCCTTGACTACCCGTACGTGGTAATACTTTCTGGGGCACTGCTCAAAGAGCTTGAGGCTGCTGTATGACCAGCGAGTGGTAGTCACTTGTCGGTTCCTTTTGCGTAGCGAATAGCGTTGTAAGCCAGCTTTGCCTCTGCCATCGCGATCAGCGCGTGCTCCATCGCCTCGTCGTAGTCGTTATGCAGCATGGCTGCATGCAAGTCCTTGAGTGCTTTCTCCGCCATCATGCACGGGTAGGCGTAGTCCACAATTTCAGCAGTCACCATAACTTTTTCCAACTCCGCTCTCACAGTTAAGCGGCAGTCCAGCCGCCCATTTGGGGACCCACCGCATACATTCTTCTACGTATGCTTGGGCTTCTTTGACTTCCTCGTCCTTGCATATGCAAGCGATGGCGTCATGCACGGTCAGCACAACTTTGTACTTCATAGATATACGCATCATCTGCTCTCCGATGATGCACCGGGCGATGGCTTGGCAGACGTTCTCGATCACCTTCCCACCATAGATGCGCGTGCGCCCTTTGCGGGTCTTGTAGGTGAACTCAAACCCCTTCTCACCCTCGTGTACCTTCAGGTCATCGTACCGCAGCATCAGCTTGCTCGGCAACAGGATTGCCCTGTCTTTCGGCACCACCGACAGCACACCGGCTCGGCCCAGTGGAGCGGGTTCGTCTCGGGACATTGCCACCAAAACAAGTTGAGCTTGCCTCCACAAAGCGGTGATCGCAAAGTTCGACTTCCGGTAGATGTCAATGATGCGTCGTGCCTCATCCAACTCAACGGATACACCAAACGTCTTTAGCTGCGCTTGGAACTTCACCGCGCCCATACCGTAGCCCGCGCCGAGAATGGTGGTCTTCCCCACGAACCGCTCGGACTTGGTGATCTGGTCTTCAGGTTTGTCGTAGATAGCTGATGCCATCTTCTTATAGACATCTTTCTGCTCTGCGAATGCCTGCACCAAGTCTTCCTGCCCAGCCAGCCATGCCAGCACCCGTGCTTCAATCTGTGATGAGTCAGAGTCGATGATGTTATACCCTTGCGGAGCGAGGATAGCTTGCTTGAGCTTGTTAGCGTTAGCGCCTCGGCTCGGCAGGTTCTGCAGGTTGATCTTGTCGTCCCCGCCGAATCGACCCGTGTGCGCAGCGTAGTACTTGATCGGCACCGGCAACGCGCCGCGCTCGGCGATCTCCATGAACCGTTGCGTACGTGTTTCTTCTAGCGTGGATTTCAACCCAAGCCTCGCCGCGACCAGACCCTGAACGCGCCAGTCGGGGTGATGAATCAACGCGATGAACTCCTCGTCGTTCTTGGCGAACGCGTAGGTTTCTTTACCCGTGGTCGGGCTCGTCTTCATCGGTGGCGTCACACCCAGATTCGTCAGCACCTCGGCGAACTTGGGGTTACTCATCAAGTCTTCGGAGGTCACACCACTGTCGGTCAGTAGCTTGGACTTCTGCTCCTGAATTATTTGTAGGTGCTCTGCGAGTAGGTTCTTGTCCAGCTCCAGGGTCGGCTCGATGAACATCCGCAAGGTGGTGTCGATCAGCTTGAGTTCTTTCTTGGGGAACTGCGGTATGAACTTCTGGAATATCAGATACGTAAGCTCCACGTCGGTGATGCAGTAGTCCCCGTAGCGGGCAAGCCGCTCCTGCGAGAAGTCCTCCCGCCGCATACCCACTACGTTGAGCACCTCCACCCCCTTGTAGCCTACCTTCTCCCGCGCAGCCAGGGACGCCAACGAGTTGCTGACCTCCACCCCATGCAGAGCACGCCCCATACACAGAGTATCAAGCCATAGAGCAGGCACAATACCAAACCGCCAAGCCAGAATGGCCCCATCAAACATAGCGTTATGAGCCAACGCCATAGAGTTTTTCCAGTCAAACTGGAGTAGCCAGTCTTTGAGTTGAGATTCAGTCCCACTTGCCCACTCCACTACGCCATTATTGACTTTTATCCCGACGCCAATAACTTCAAACCGTTCATCACGTACGTACTCTTCGGTTGTGAGTTTAGTTAGGCTGAACTCTCGGTCGTAGTACGTTTCAAAGTCGATTGTTATCAGGTCCATGTCAAGTCTCCGGTGTCGGTTCAGGGTGCACGCCGACGGTCACAATTTTGTTTTCGTAGTCGATACCAAACCGCTCTGCGAACTCACGTAGCGTACGTACGCTACCCAGGCTGTATGCGCCCAGGTCTTTCTTGTCGTACAGAAGATGTACTAGGCGCTTCAGCGTACGTTCGTGATGCTCCCACCAGCGTTGCTTGCGCTTCTCCTCGTCGTCCTTGTTCCAGTGCGGTGACCGGATGGTGCAATTTTGGTTGTTATACAGGTGATACACGGGCTGCCCGGCAACGTGGAACAGATCCCACCCGTAGGTGAACGCTCTGATGGTGAAGTTCTGCTCCTCCCCATAGAAGTACAGCGCCGGGTCTATCAGCACTTGCCGGAATAGATCCGCAGGGGCAAACACTACACCTGCTGCGATATTCGCCCCAGGTATTGTTTTCGTGTGCCCGTGCACAGTCCCAGTAAACGCCAGCGTCGGATCATGCGGCTTCAGCGGACCAGGGTGTGTGGGGTTGGCAGTGACCGTAGCCATATTGTTTCTATACAGCGTCGGCTTGTCCCCCGGGTCGTACCCGTATGGCAGCGATGAGATAAACGGTTTCTCCGTATGTACCCGCAGAGTTTTGATGTTCTGCACAAACCACTCGTCCCACTCCGGGTCGAACCGCGTGTGTGAGTCGATCTGCAAGACGTAGTCCTCGTCGTACAAGTACGTGTACCCCACCGCCCGCGCCCAGCAAGGGCCTCGGCCATACCGGTAATGTAGGTGCAGATATTCAATCTGTGAGGGGGCCAGCATAGCCAGCTTGGCGTCGGGAATCGGCTCTAGCGTCTGATCAATGACCGCGAACCTAACCCGCTCCGGGTACTTGGCCTTAGCCACTGCGTCTATCAGCGTGGCCCACAACTCTTTGTCATCCTTGTACGCGGCGACGTTCACGAATATGGTGGGCTGCTTGCGTTGGTCGTATACGTACACACCAATGCCATCTTCCACGTACTGCTGCGCCGGTACGCCAAACACCTGCAACACTTCCTCGTGCGACCAGTCATCCTTGACGTGCGCCTCAAACGGGTTGTCTTCGTGCTCACCCTGAGGCCAATGCTTTACCGGCAGACTGATGACCACCACATCGCAGTTGTCCCGTAGCTTCTTGAGTACGTCCACCGCCTCGGCTGCAGTCATGTGTTCAAGTACATCACCGGCAATCCCCAGGTCATACCGTTTCGGCACCCCCCAATGACGGATGTCGGCGACTACCAGCTCGTCATATAACTTGTCGAGCCCAAACCTCTCTACGTATGGTTGCCAAACTTCGACGCCGGTCCACACGCAATCATGTGCAGTATTTGCACGCATGAGGTTTACGTACGTACCCGACCCGACCCCCACGTCGAGCACCGTTTTCGGCTTCGATGCCTTGATGACGTTTCGGATAAACGCCTTACCAGTGGGCCAACTACCGGGCATTTTGTTCCTCCAGCTCGATGAGCTTGTCGATGTAGTGGCGGGCTTTGTGTAGATCTTGCATGCCGCCCTTCTTGCGCCAGCGGGACAGGTACTTTACAGCGTTGCCGTCAAAATATCCCAGCCCCCATGCGTGGATCACATCCCACGTTTCGTATGCCATCTTGTAGTGGTCACCCCCCACCTGGGTTTCGTTCGCGCTCATAACAGTGCATCTCCTATTTCAGTGGCTTGTTGATAATTGGTTTTTTTCGGGGTGGCGTTGACGACAAGGGTGTCACCTCGGTAGCTGTAGAGGAAAGGCCAACAATTCTTTCCTCCGTGTTGAACCTGTGCAGGTTCGCACACTGGTAGCGACGGCGGCGCGATCCATCTTTCCTGAGAACTGACTCCAGAACTTCCGTCCAGGCGTTGCATGTCGGACATTTCATTCCTCCACCCAAGCATCTACTGAAAACTCATGTGCATTGTCATACGCGAACATCATCAGATTCTTGATCACGTACGGGGGGATCTTTACCAAAGCCCCTTCGCCGTCACGAAATCTAATCCAGTCGCCGTAGACTTGCATGCCCACGGCATCGTCAATTTCAGCGCCATCAGATTTCATCTGCATTTCATTCTCCTTTCCTTTGAGTCATCCTTCAATAATTCTTGTAAGCATAGCCATCCGATCAATTAGCTCTTGTTCTCGGCACCACAAATACGACCAATGGTGTTCTCGTTGCATAAAGATATCAGGGTGGTTGTTTGCGTATAACTCGTCAAGCATTCTTTTAGCTTGATCGTATGAGTAACGGACACGTTCTTCAACAGACATCGTGCTCCAAAGTTTTTTTGGTTCAGTCATCTTTCACCTCCACAAAAAGACCATCAGGACACGGACCATGCCCGACCCACGGGCCGATCCACATTTGCCGCCCTGCGGCGGGATGCACAGGATTTATGTGCATGTTCCTTGCGCATTGTTTGCACTGATCAAGCAACGGGTTGCTCTCACAGCGGGCGAAGTCTTGGGGTAGGTAGTTCATTCTTTCTCCTTTTCATCTCGTGTTCAAACGTGTGATACATCAACGTGCGCCGGTTCTTCGCGGCGTAGTCAAAGCCGTCCATCGTCCAGCCTTGTTGTTGGTGTACACACTTCACTGCTGCGCCAAGCATGCCAAGTTCCAAGTCCTGCATGACAGATTTGCGTGGGCCAAAATCTAAAGACGGGATCTCGTCCATCACCATTTTGTGAAGCGCCTCGTCGCTTACAGGCGAACCCCACCGCAAAGCAACAAAGTTCTCACAAGGCGTGAAGTCAGGCCACGGCTCAATCAAGTCGCCCTGTGTTGTTGACTCTGGGTGCAATGGCGAGTTTGGTATCGAACGCAGGCAACCTTTGCACTCGTATACCCCATCAATCGGTTCTTTCTGCATCGCCTGTGACAACGATAGCTGTTTCTCCAGGCAGCGGGCGAAATCAGTGAGGTTCATTCAAACCTCCCGAGAACATCAGAGATCAAAGAGCGGCATTCGGGTATCAAGTCATCCGGGTTGCCACCGTGCTTGAGGAGACTCCTCAGAATCTGGTCAACTTGATTGAGCGTGGAGTACAGTTCTCCGGCGGCCATAGCCAGTTCTGCTTCGGTACGCTCTTCCGGCAGGTTGAATTCAAGTGTGACTTTCATGCTTCCTGCCCCCTTGCTCTGATCGCGGCGGCGCACCTACGCGCCTCCATATCTTCACGATTGTTGTCGCCCATGTAGCGGGCGTCACACACCTTAGCGCAGGCTTCTCGTTCGGAGGCAACAGCTTCTGCCACCAGCTTCATGGACTTCTCCCACATCTCATCCCGCAACGCAGCAGCGACAAGGGCGGCGAAGCGGGTAAGCAACTCATCAACCATGTGATGGGTGTGAAAGATGCAGTTGGGCTGATGTTGCTGCGCCACCTCGTCAATCACAAACCCAGCCTCCCGCGCCATGCGGAGAATGTCATCTCTGTTCATGTGTTCCCCCTTGCGCGGATGGCTGCTGCTGCCTTGGTGCCGTAAATCTTGATTCCAGTCCCGAGGTGCATATCGCAAACGGTCTCTTTTGCCACCTTCGCGCACGCTTCGCGCTCGGCCTCCACCTCGATCTGAATCTCGCGCTCGTAGC